GGCGGGGCTCCGGCGCCGCTACCGACGCAAGCCCAGCAGCTGCCAGGCCGTGGCGCCGCCCCTGTCAGGCCTCCACACCGCACGATGCAGCAATGCTTGCAACGGCCGGGATGCCGAGGGGGATCACATGGCAACCCAGAGCTGAGCAGCTGTGCCGGCTCCCGCCGCACCGCATCATTGCCGATGCGAGACCACATCACGCCATGCTGGCAAAACCGTCAGCCGAAGAACTGCATCGCTAGCTCGGCCCGTTGGGCCGCAAAACCGCGCCCCCGAGACGGCAGAGAATCCAGCCCGAACTCCGCTAAGCCGCGGACGCGACGACATGTTCTCCGGAAGTCAGCGAATAAGCCCATATTCGGCCGACTGCGTGCCTGGGGCGCCAGGAACATAATCCCGTCGAAATCAAGGCTTTGAAATCTTAGAACCTATTGCTTTTTCTCGCCTTTCCCGAACATAACTGTTCCGGTCGAGTGTTCCGGTTTGGTGTGACGGGCGGGCGTGGGAATGTCGAAGATCAGCTATCTCGAGCGACGGGACGGCACCTATTATTTCCGCGTCGACGTGCCCCTCGATCTCGTCGCGCACTACGGCACGACGACGAAGAAGAAGTCGCTCAGGACGAAGGACGAGGCCGAGGCCAAGCGGCGCCTCTGGCCGATGGTTCAGGCTTGGCAAGCCGAATGCGACGACGTGCGGTCCCGGCGCACGATCACCACCGCCGACATGGCGGACGCCACGTGGCGGCACTACAGCGGCACCCTCGACCGCGACGAAGACGCCCGACGCCGACGCCCGGGCCGAGACGAGATCGACCAAGCGATCGCCACCGTGCGCGCCCGGGTCGAGCGCGGCGAGATCGCCAGCGCCGATCCGCTCGAGATCCTCGACGCGACCCTAGAGGTTCAAGTGATGCAGAAGGCGGGCGAGCTCGACGCCGAGCTCCGACGCGCGAAGCTCGCGGATCTCCGCAAGCACCTTCCGCTCGGCGAGACGGCACTCGTCGCGCATGAAGTCGACGCCTACGTCGAGGACCACAAGCTCCTCGTCGAGCGCAAGGGCGGCCAGTGGAACGAGATTGCGCGCCGCATGATGCGCGCCGAGATCGAGGGCCTTGAGCGGACCCTCGAACGCGACCGGGGCGACTACGGCGAGGCGCCGCGCGACCCGATCGTGAAGCCGGCCGCCGGCGGCTCGCGTGAGCGCGCCGAGCCTGGCGAGGGCATCATGGAGCTGTTCGAGATCTACGCCCGCGAGAACCCGAAAGGCATCGCCACCGATACGCTGAACCAGGCGCGTCGGGACGTTGGCACGTTCGCCGAAACGCTCGGCCGCTCGGCGCCGGCCCGCCGGATCGACAAGCGCGCCGTGCGCGAGTGGAAGGCGCTCCTCGTGCGCGCGCCTGTGAAGTGGCAGGAGACGAAAGCCTTCGCCGGTATGACGCTCGCTCAAGCTGTCCGGGCAAACGACGCGATCGGCAAGCCCGTCATCACCGCCCGCACCGTCAACCGCTACCTCGCCGGTCTCGGTTCATTCGCGGCATGGCTCGTCGCGCACGGCTACCTCGAGGCCAATCCCGTCGAGGGAATGTCGCTGGCGAAGAAGAAGGAGCGGTCGACGTTCCCCTTCAACACCGACCAGCTCGCGACCCTGTTCGCCTCCCCGCTGTTCACTGGATGCCGAAGCGGCGACTCATGGAGCGCCGTCGCGAAGCCGGGCAACGTCATGGTGCGCGACCACCGCTTTTGGGTGCCGCTCATCATGTTGTTCAGCGGCGCCCGCCCAGGCGAGATCGCGCAGCTCGCCCTCGCCGACGTGCGCGAACAGCATGGTCATTGGATCTTGCACATCACCACCGAAGGCGACGGCGACAAGCAGGTGAAAACCAGCGGCAGCATGCGCGTCGTGCCGATCCATTCCGAACTCATCCGGCTCGGCCTCCTCGATCACCATGCCCGCATGAAGGCCGAAGGCCATGACCGCCTGTTCCCCGAAGCGAAGCGCAACTCGCGCGGCCAGATGATCGCCGAGTTCTCGAAGTCGTTCGGCCCCTACCTGACGAAGCTCGGCCTCAAGGATGGCCGCGGCTTCTCGGCCTACTCCTTCCGCCACGGCGCCGCCGACGCTCTCAGGCGGGCGGGCTTCCTCGACGAACAGTTCGGTTTCATCTTGGGACACACCAAGGCGACCATGACCGGGCGCTACGGCATGCTTCCCGAAGGTATGCTCAAGCAGCGCGTCGAGCTCGTGGAAGCGATTGCCTACCCAGGTTTGACGCTCGATCACCTTGCAGTTCAAAAATAATCGTCAGGGAACTGTCAAACGACTAAGAAAATCGTGGTAAGTCATTTATGATCTATTGCTCGTTAGATTCCCCCATAAGACAATATATCCAATTTAGAAACTTGGATTTCTCGTGGATTTCTCCAGCATCAAGGCATCGGTCGCGCGTATGTTCTCGCCCGTCGAGACAAAGAGCGCCGTTGTGCCCTACGATGCTTGGGGCCTCGAAGGTTTCCTCACGCCGACGACGATCTCCAGCGTCGTCGTGTCCTCGCAGTCGGCCATGCGCGTCCCGGCCGTTGCTTTGGCCGTCAACCTCATCGCCTCGTCGATCGGCTCGCTACCGGCCCGCATCGTGCGCAGCGACTCCGGCTCGAAGGAGATCCTCGTCGACCACCCGGCGTTCGGCCTTATCGCCCGCGCCGCGAACGATCGGCTTTCGGCCGGCAAGCTCCGCGAGCGCCTCGCGATGGACGCCCTCCTCCACGGGAACGGCTTCGCCTTCGCCAACCGCGTCGACGGCCGTGTCGTCGAGATCCTGCGGCTCGAGCCGTCCGCGATCGGCATCCAGATCGAGCCGACCACCGGCGAAGTGCTCTACCGGCTGAACGCCGCCGGCGGCCGCATCCTCGACCCGCGCGACGTGATCCACATTCCGGCGCCCGTCAGCTTCGACGGCGTGACCGGCGTTTCTCCGATCCAGCTCGCCCGCGAGGCCATTGCGCTCGCGATCACGATGGAAGCCCGCGCCGCCAAGCTGTTCGGCGTCTCGGCTCGCCCCTCTGGCGTGATCGAGTTCGCCGACAAGATGGGCGAGGAAGATCTCAAGCGGATCGGCACCGGCTGGCGCGCGGCGCACGAGGGCGGCGGCAACGCCGGGAAGACCGCGCTCCTGCACGGCGGCGGCAAGTTCACGCCCTTCACCTTTTCCAGCGTCGACGCGCAGTTCCTTGAGATGCGCCGCGAGCAGATTGTCGAGATCGCCCGGGCCTTCGGCGTCCCGGCAACCATGCTGTTCGAGCTGTCGAACGGCACCTTTGCCAACACCGAGCAGCAGGGCCGCCAGTTCGTCACCTTCACGCTGGCGCCCTGGCTCTCGACCTTCGCCGGCGAGCTCGGCCGCGCCCTTCTCGGCGACGAGGACGGCGCCTCGATCGAGTTCGACACCGACGCCCTCGTCGCCGTCGACACGGCTGCCAGGACCGACCGGATCGCCAAGCTCCGGGCCGCCGGCGTGATGACCGCGAACGACGCGCGCCGCGAGCTAGGCCTTCCGGCGCATGCGGATGGCGACCGGCTCGACAGCCCCTTCACCACGGCCGGCAATGCCGCGCCTTCGACCACCGAAACCAAAAAGGAACAGGCCGCCGCATGATCCCGCATCGCGCCTTCTTCGGCAATGCCGAACACGACTTCCGCCTCGAGCTCCCGCAGATCCTCGAGCTCGAGCGCAGCCGCGACGCCGGTATCGGCGAGCTCTCACGGCGCGTCATGGGTTCGAGCTACCGGCTCGCCGACCTCACCGAAACCCTTCGCCTGGCGCTCGTCGGCGGCGGCCTCGATCCGCAGGAAGCCGCGGCGCTCGTCACCGCCTACCTGCCGATGCAGCCGCTCGAGAAGACCCTCACCATCGCCGTCGACGTGCTGACCGAGCTCTACTTTGGCGCGCAGCTCCCGGCCGACGACGTTGCGGGAGAATTCGCATGAGGGTCGCGCGCTTCACCAATTTCGCGACCGTCGAGCATTTCCAGATGACCGGCCCGGGCGCCACGCCCGGCGTAAAGCTGTCCGACTATGCTTTTACGCAGATCACCGGCCCCGAGACGAGCTTCACTTGGCGCTTGGAGCGTTCGACCCTCAATCCGGAAACCGACGCGCCGAACTGGGTGCCGTGGTCTGCGCCTGATCATGGCTCTGACGAAAACGGCGTATTCACGAAAAACCTCTCGGACCCCGGCGCCGGATTTGGTGTGCGGGAACCAGCCGTCGCGTGGTGGCGCGTCGTCATCCTCACGATGACCGGCGCGTCGGCGCTCGTCTCGATCAGCGGCGGCGGCGCATGACGCAGGCCCTCGAGTTCAAGGCCGCGGTCTCGGCCGACGACGCCGGCGAAATTACCGGCCTCGCCTGGCCGTTCGGCACCCCGGATCGCGTCGGCGACATGATCGAGAAGGGCGCCTTTGCCGACGCCGCGCTCCCGGTCCCGATGCTGTTCGGTCACAACCCGAACGACCCCGTTGGCGTCTGGACGCACGTCCAGGAAACCGCCGAGGGCCTGGCCGTGAAAGGCCGCCTTCTCGTCGACGACGTGCCGCGCGCCCGTGAAGTGCGCGCCCTCGTCGCCGCCGGCACGCTCGGCGGCCTCTCGATCGGCTTCTCGACCAAGAAGGCGGCGCCCCGCGTCAGCAACGGCCGCACCGTCGGCCGCACGATTTCGAGCCTCGAGCTCGTCGAGATCTCGCTCGTCACCATCCCGGCCCATCCCGGCGCCCGCGTGACGAGCGCGAAGAATGCCGCCCGCGCCTTTGCGCTCGCGGACCTCCTGAACAGGGCCGCGGCCCGCCTCTAATCGAAAAGGATCATAGGACCAGCATGCACTTCAATCAGAAGGCGTTCGACAACGCCATCGAACTCAAGAGCGCCGAAGGCGACGAGGCCGACGCCCTCGTGCTCAAGGGCCTCGAGGAAATCGAGAAGAAGCTCGCCGACCGTATCGCGGCGGTCGAAACCAAGTCGGCCGACCAGCTCGCCAAGCTCACCGCGAAGCTGAACCGTCCGGCGATCATCACCGGCGAGGCCGTCGAGGCGTCGATCGAAACCAAGGCGTTCGACGCCTACCTTCGCCGCGGCCAGCCGGCGATGACGGCCGACGAGCTCAAGAGCATGACGGTCGCGAACGACGCTTCCGGCGGCTACCTGGCGCCCGAAGCCCTCGCCGCGTCGATCCTTACCAAGCTCGTCGAGTTCTCGCCGATCCGCGCCTACGCGTCCGTGATGACGATCGGCGCCGAGTCCGTGAAGTTCCCGCGCCAGACCGCCAGCGTGGCGGCCACCTGGGTCGACGAGACGGCCGACCGCACCGGCTCCCAGCCGGCGTTCGAGCAGGTCGCGATCAAGCCCTTCGAGCTGGCGACGTTCACGGACCTCTCGACGCAGTTGCTCGAGGACAACGCCTACAACCTCGAAGGCTTCCTCGCCACCGACTTCGCCAAGAGCTTCGGCAAGACCGAGGGCCTCGCCTTCGTGAAGGGCACGGGCGCCGTGAATTTCCAGCCGACCGGCCTGATGACCGCGGCGGGCATCGCCGAAGTGAAGACCGGCGTTGCGGACAGCTTCCCGACCGTGAACCCGATCGACGTGTTGATCGGCATGTTCCACGCCCTGCCGTCCGCCTACGCGCGCGCCGGCGTCTGGGTCATGAACAACAAGACGCTCGGCGAGCTGCGGAAATGGAAGGACGGCAACGGCTATCCCTTCATCCTCGACGTCGTGAACGGCGGCGGGACGCAGCTTCTCGGCCGTCCGATCGTCGAGGCGCCCGACATGGACGACGTCGGCGCCGGCAAGTCCCCGATCCTGTTCGGCGACCTCGCCGGCTACCGGATCGTCGATCGCGTCGGCCTCGCGACGCTCCGCGACCCCTTCACGCTCGCCGGTAAGGGCCAGGTCCGCATCCACGCGCGCAAAGCGTGTCGGCGCCGACGTGCTCGACCCTGCGGGCTTCGTGAAGCTCAAGGTCGCAGCGTAAGGGAGGGCGGCACCGTGGCAAACGAGAACATCACCACCTCCACCGACACGCTCGTCTATGTGGCGGGCGAGTCGACCGCCAAGAGCAAGACCGAGTTCGAGGCCCTGACGTGGACCCTCGTCGGCTCGATCGCCGACATTGGCAACTTCGGCGACACCCGCGAGGAAGTCGCCGTCGAGCTCTACGGCTCCGGTCGCCGCATCAAGCGCGCCGGCGTCCGCGATGCCGGCAAGCTCAGCTTGAAGGTGGCGCGCGACAGCTTCGACGCCGGCCAGGCGCTCATCCGCGCCGGCTTCGAGGGTGGCAAGCCGAACGCCTTCAAGGTCGTTCTGCCCGACCGGCCGACCGGCACGAACGGCAAGCCGACGACGATCTACGTCTCCGGCGTGATCCTCTCGAACGAGCTCGAGTTCGGCGGCCCGAACAACATCATCATGCAGAACCTCGAGATCAGCTTGACCGACAAGCCCCTCGAGATCGCGGCATCGCTGACGTAAGGGCCTCGCACCGTGTCGCGGCTCGCAGCACCGATCCGGCTCAAAGTCGGCAAGGAAACGGCCGTCCTGCGGCCGACGATGCGGGCCGCGTTCGCCCTCGTCGACGAGTTCGGCAGCCTCTCGCCGGTCTTTCGCGGGATCGGCGAGGGCAACCTCTCGACGATCGGCCGCGTCCTCGTCGAATGCGGCTTCACCGGCTCGCTCTCCGACTTGCTGTTCGTCTCCGATCAATCCCTGGCGGCATGCCTTGTCGTGCTCCAGCCGATCGCATTCGAGCTAGTCGGCGGCCTTCTCGGCGCCGATCCTGACGCGAAGGACGAACCCCGGCCGGCAGATCCGAACTCGAAGCCCGCGGCGCCGATCGCGTTCTACGAGTCCCTGTTCGCCTTCGCGACCGGCATCCTGCGATGGACGCCCGACGCGACATGGAACGCCACCCCGGGCGAGATCATCGTCGCGATGGAGTTCCGCACCGAGGCGCACGCCTCGCCCGACGACCGTAAGAAACGCGACCAGGAGAAGACCCGGGCCGCGCTCCCGATCGCCGACCGGACCCGCATGGCGTTCGAGGCGCTCGGCGGCACCAGGCGCGACGATGCCGACTAAGCCGCCCCGCGTCTGCGGATGCGGCCACCGCGTCCCGTCGACGACGCGTTGCCCGTGCCAGGTCAAAGCCGACCATGCGCGGAAAGCGCGGCACGACGAGAAGCGTCCGTCAGCTAACGCACGCGGCTACGGCTCGAAGTGGCAGGCCGCCCGCGTCGAATACCTCCGCGCGAACCCGCGTTACGCCCGCTGCGGCGCACCCGCGACCGTCGTGCATCACGTCACCCCGCACCGCGGCGACCAGAAATTGTTCTGGCGCCGCTCGAACTGGCAACCCGCCTGCAAACCCTGTCACGACGGCCCGCTCCAGGCGGTCGAGAAGAAGCCGACCGCATGACCCTTCCCACCTTCGACCCGGCCGTCGAGCCAACTGTAGGCATCACCGACACGCCCGAGATCAAGATCCTTAAAGCGGACTTCGGCGACGGCTACACTCAAGCCACCGCGGCCGGCCTCAACCACATTCGCAACGTGCGCGAAATGACCTGGGACGCTCTATACAAGTCCGAGCGCGATCCGATCATCGCCTTCTTCCGCGAGCGCGGCGGCTACCAGCCGTTTTGGTTCAAGCTCGACGACGAGGCCAGCCCGACCCGCTACACGTGCGAGAAGTGGTCCGAGGAACGGATCTCCGGCGGCTTCTTCAAGATCTCGGCGACGTTCCGCCAGTGTTTCACCCTGGCGGTATGACGATGACGCCCCAGGAGATCGACGCCTTCGAGTTCAAGCAGGAAAGCAGTCGCGCCCTTGAGCGCGCCCTCGCCTATGCCGCGCAGAAGCGCGCCGAGGACCGCGCCAGGGTGCTCGCTTTCCAGCCGCGGGAACCCCTCAAATTCATTCCCCGCACCGAACGGCCCGCCAACACCTTGCCGCCGACCGGGCGACAGGCGTTCGGCCGGTGGCAGTCGACGCAGGCATGGGCCGACGAGTTCGGCGTGAAGCTCTCGACGTTGCGGATGCGGATGGGCCGCGGCCTGACGCTCGAGGAAGCCCTCCAGTTCCGGCGGAATGAAACGTCGGATCGGCCGACGACGCAGCGTCCCGAGCGCAGGCCCTACGGCCGCCGCTACGACTTCAATGGCTGTTCGTTGTCGATCACCGGATGGGCCGCCAAGGTTGGCATCCCAGCGCGCACGATCCGCGGCCGCCTCGACCGTGGCTACAGCATTGAGGACGCCCTCAACGCCGAGCTCTCCGGCGAGCTGAACCCGAAAGCCGCCAAGCTGCACACAGCGTTCGGCCAGACCATGCCGATCAAAGAGTGGGCCAAGCTCGCCGGCGTCAGTTCCCGTATCCTTCATGGTCGCCTCGACCGTGGCATGACCCTCGAGGCGGCGATCGGCTCGGCCTTCGCACCGACGCAGGCCCCGGGGGAGAGTCGAAGCTCGGCCCTTGGCGCCCTGACCGGCGAGTCTCCCTCGAAACAAGAGCTCCCCGAATTGGGATTTTTTCAGTGACCGACCTTTCCGCCCTCAAGCTCCACCTTCGACTCGACGCCGACGACACGTCCGAGGACACCCTTCTCGAGGCCAAGCTCGCGGCCGCGACCGCGATGGCGCGCGCCTACACCGGCACGAGCCGCACCGGCCCCGTGCGCGACGAGGCGATCCTCAAGATCGCGGCCGAGCTCTATGAGAACCGCGAGGCCGACGCCGCGCCCGTCGAGGCGCTCCGGCTTCTCGACCCGTTCCGCAACTGGACGTTCGGCTAATGGCGCGCAGCTCCGACCAGCTCGCCCGCCTGAACGCCCGGTTCGCCGCCGTGTCGCGCGCCGCGCGGGACGCCGTGAAGCCGTCGCTCGACCAGGGAGCCGACCAGCTCGTCGCGGCCGCCCGTCACCTTGTCCCGACCGACGACGGCACGTTGAAGGACTCGATCCGCGTCGAGGCCGGCGAGCACGAGCTCGAGCTCCTCGTCGTCGCCGGCGGCGGCCCCGCGTTCTACGCCGTTCACGTCGAGCACGGCACCACGCAGGCGGCCGCGCAACCCTTCTTTTTCCCGGCCTGGCGCCTCAACAAGAAGCAGATCCAGGCCCGGATTAAGCGGGCGATCGGCAAGGCCGTGCGCGACACGTGGGGGAAGGCATGATCGAGCCTTCCCTCGAGCTCCAGCGCGCGATCCGCGCCCGCCTCGTCGCCACCCCGGCCGTGGTCGCGCTCGTCGACCAGGCGCAGATCCGCGACGGCTTCGTGCGCCCCGAAAGCTTCCCGTCGATCCTCATCGGCGACGGCCAGACCGTGCTCGAGCGCGTCACCTACGCTCGCCGGCACGTGCGGACCTACGCCGACTTGCACGTGTTCACGCACGGCGAAGGCCTCGCCGGCGCTAAGACCGTGGCGGCCGCCGTCGCCGGCGCCTTGGCGACCGCTCCGGCGATCGACGGCTTCCGCATGATCGACTTCGAGATCTCCGGCGTCCGCTACTTGCGCGACCCCGACCACGAGGCGGGACACGCCGTCGTGTCCGTCGAAGCCCTCGTCGAGGCCGTGCAATGAAGGCCGGCAACCTCGACCGCCGCGTCAGGATCGAACGCGAGCTCGAGCTCGTCGACGCCTACGGCACGACCTCCCGCACGTCCTCGCCCGTCGTGACGGTATGGGCGCAGCTCATCACCGCGTCGACCGACGAGATCCTCGCCGGCAACGTCGAGGCCTCGAGCACCGTCGTCGTGTTCCGCATCCGCTGGCGCGACGACGTGCGCCTCGACGATCACGTGATCTACAACGGCCAGTCGTTCAACATCGTCGGCATGAAGGAGCTCGGCCGCCGCGACGGCCTCGAGCTCCGCGTCGAGGCGAAGCCGTGAAGGGTCGCAAGCCCGACCAGATCTCGGCCGGCTCGCACGTGCTGACGCACGTGCCGAAGCCGCCGGCGTGGTTGTCGAAGGACGCGAAGGCCGAATGGAAGCGCGTCGCGCCCGTGCTCGTCGAGCGCGGCGTCCTGACGACCGCGGATCTCGCCACGCTCGAGGGCTACGCCACGGCGATCGGCCGCGTCCGCGAGGCCGAGGCGACGATCCGGCGCGAGGGCGCCACCTACATCGCCGCGTCCGGCCCGAAGCGTCACCCGGCCGTCACGACCCAGGACGCCGCCCTCAAGACGGCCCGCCTGTTCGCCGCCGAGCTCGGCCTCACGCCCTACGCGCGCAGCCGCACCGGCATGCAGGCGCCGGCGCTCGACGACGAGCCGAACCCGCTCGACCTATGACGAGCTCGGCCTTCCCTTCGTGGATACACGACAAGTCCGAGATCGCCGACCCGTTCGGCTACGGCGAGCGCGCCGTGCGGTTCCTCCGGCTCCTCAAGCACCCCAAGAGCTCGGCGCCCGGCCGCGCCTTCACGCTCGACCCGTGGCAGGAGCGGATCGTCCGGCGGATCTACGGCCCGCGCCACCCGAACGGCGACCGGATCGTCAAGACCGTCGTGCTTCTTCTACCCCGAGGCAACCGTAAGTCGAGCTTGGCGGCCGCGCTGGCGCTCCTGCATACGATCGGCCCCGAGCGCGTCCCGGGCGGCGAGGCGATCTTCGCCGCCGGCGACCGCACCCAGGCCGGGATCGGCTTCCGCGAGGCGGCCAACATCGTCCGCGAGGACCGACGCCTCACGGCCGCCACGACGATCTACGACGCGCACAACAGCGCCAAGAAGATCGTGCTCGAGCGCGACGGGACGTTCCTCGAGATCGTCTCGAGCGACGGCAAGCGCCAGCACGGCCGCACCCCGGGCTTTGTGCTCGCCGACGAGATCCACATCTGGCAGGGCGGCGAGCTCTATGAAGCCCTCACCACCGGCCTCGAGAAGACCGACAATGGCCTCCTCGTGATCGCGACCACCGCCGGCAAAGGTCAGGAGAACATCGCCTGGCGCGTCATCGAGGACGCCCGCAAGGTCGCGCGCGGCGAAGTCGACGACGCCTCGATCCTGCCGATCCTGTTCGAGGCCGACCGGGACGCCGATTGGCAGGATGAAGCCCTTTGGCACCGCGTCAACCCAGGCCTGGCGCACGGCTACCCGAGCCTCGACGGCATGCGGCGCCATGCCAAGCGCGCCGAGCGCAGCCCGACCGAGCGCGACAGCTTCCGCCAGCTCAAGCTCAATATCTGGCTCGACAACTCGACGAGCCCCTTCGTCGACATGGCCGTCTATGATCGCGGCCAGGCGCCGATCGACCTCGAGGCGCTCCGCGGCGCCCCGTGCTGGCTCGGCGTCGACATGTCGACCACCACCGACCTCACCGCCGTCGTCGCCGCGTTCCACGACCCGGACGATCCCGATGGCTTCCTCGTGCTCCCGCACTTCTTTTGCCCGGGCGACCAGCTCCGCGCCCGCGGCGAGCGCGACGGCGTTCCCTATCCGCTTTGGGCCGAACAGGGCTTCCTCATCCCGACGCCTGGCGAGGCGATCGACTACCGCGCCGTCGAGGCGAAGATCCGCGAGCTCGCCGAGATCTACGACGTGCGGGAAATGAATTTCGACATCGCATATTCCCAGCCTGTCACGGCGCCGCTTTTGGATGACGGCTTCCCCGTCGCGACCATGCGCCAAGGCTGGGTCACGCAGTCGCCGGCCTTGAACGTGCTCGAGCGCGCGATCGTCGCCGGCAAGTTCCGCCACGGCGGCCACCCCGTTCTCAAATGGTGCTTCGGGAACGTCGCGATCCACACCGACAGCGCCGGAAACCGGACCATGCACAAGGGCAAGTCGACCGACCGGATCGACGGCGCCGTGGCGACATGGATGGCCGTCGCCCGTGCGGCCGCGAACGACACCCCGACCTCGATCTACTCGTCGGCCGAACGGTCCGGCGACCTCACCGACCTCGCATTCTTCTAGGACACCGATGGCCCGCACCGACGAACAGGAACTCGCGATCCGCCTCGAGGCGAAGATCAAGGACTTCGAGCGCAACATGGACCGCGCCGCGAAGACCGCGGCGAAGTCGTTCAACCGCATGGAACAGGATGCCGCGAAGTCGGCGGCCAAGCTCGAGTCGTCGTTCGCCAAGGTCGGCGAGCGGATCGGCTCCAGCTTGAAGGGCGGCCTCGCCGGCGTCGCCGCGATCGGCTTCGGCGGCGCCGTGGCGGCCGCCCGCGAGCTCGCCAAGTCCGTCGCCGAGATCGGCGACCAGGCGAAGCGCGCCGGCCTCTCGACCAAGGCGTTTCAGGAGTTGTCCTTCGTCGCGACGCAGACCCGCATCCCTGTCGACGCGATCGTCGACGGTATGAAGGAGCTCTCCCTCCGCGCCGACGAGTATCTGATGACCGGCTCCGGCTCGGCCGCCGAGTCGTTCAAGCGCCTCGGCTTCACGGCCGCGGAGCTACGCGACAAGCTGAAAGATCCGTCCGCCCTGTTCACCGAGATCATCGGGAAGATGGAGAAGCTGAACCGGGCCTCCCGCATCCGTATCGCCGACGAGATCTTCGGCGGCGAAGGTGGCGAGCGGTTCGTCGAGCTCGTCGACCGCGGCTCGGCGAACATCAAGCAGATGATCCGCGACGCCAACGATCTCGGCCTCGTGCTCGACGACAAGATGATCGCCAAGGCCGACGAGATCGACAAGAAGTTCAACCTCTTGGCGACGACGGTTTCGACCCGGCTCAAGGGCGCGATCATCAGCGCCGTTGAAGAACTCGCCCGCTTCATCGACACCTTCAACAAGGTGCAGGACCAGCGCCGCGCCACGCTCCTCGAGAACCGCGAGCTCGCCGTCCGCCAGCGCGACGCCGCGCAGAAGTCGATCGGCCGCTACGGCGGCCTTTTCGACACGCCCGCACAGCGCCAGGTCGCGCAGTCGCAGAAGGAGATCGACAAGATCGACGCCGCCTTGGCGCAGCTCGGCGATCAGACCGGCGACGCCGGCGGGAAGATCGACCGGCTCGGCCAGGCGGCAGACACCGCCGCCGGCACGCTTAGCACCCTGGCGACCGCGGGAAGCGGCCGCATCGCCGAGAAGGGCGATCTCCGCTCCCTCGATCGCTACAACGCCGGCTTGACGCGCGACGTGGCGAAGAAGGGCATGCTCGACCTCATCGGGCACACCGAGGGCACCGACAAGGGCCGCGGCTACAACGAAACGCTCGGCTACGGCCTCCTGACCGGCGGCGATCGGAACCTCGTCGGCATGAGCTTGAAGGAAATCCGCGACCTCCAGCGTTCCATGCTGGCGAACCCGAAGAACAAGTGGAACAGCTCGGCGCTCGGCCGTTACCAGATCACCGGCCAGACCCTCGACCGCCTCATGAAGGAGCTGAACCTCAAGGGCGACGAGCTGTTCAGTCCCGAGATGCAGGATCGGCTTGCTCAACAGCTCCTCCGGCGTCGTGGCAACGATCTCGGCGGCCTCCGCAAGGAATGGACCTCGCTCGCCAACGTGCCCGACGACACGATCAACACGGCGCTCAACGTGACGCAGCCGACCATGCCGGGACGCGACGAGAACACCCAGGTGGCGATCGACAAGAAGGACGAGCTCGCCAAGAGCTATCAGGAGATCGTCGCCAGCTCGACGGAATACGTCGCCGCGCAGAACAACGAGGCCGCGACCGTTGGGAAGTCCGCTCTCCAGGCGGCCACCATGCGGCACGAGCTCGACCTTTTGAACCAGGCGTCGGCCGCCGGCCTGACGCTCACACCGCAGATGCGCGACCAGTTCCACGAGCTCGCCCGCGGCATGGCCGAGTCCGAAGTCGCCGCGCAGCGCCTCGCCGAGTCCCAGGAACAGGCGCAGCGCACGGCCGAACAGTTCCGCGGCATCGCCCGGGACGCGACCTCGAGCCTCGTCAAGGATCTCCTCGCGGGCAAGGATGCCGGCGAGGCTTTCGCTTCCGTGCTCGGCAACATCGCCGACCAGCTTATCGACATGGCCGTCGACCAGTTGTTCACCAACGCCTTCAAGGGCGCCACGGGCGGCGGCGCCGGCGGCGGGCTCGGCTTCATCGGCACCATCGGGAAGTTTCTCGGCTTCGCCGAGGGCGGCCACGTCCACGGCCCGGGCACTGGCACGAGCGACAGCATCCCGGCCCGCCTCAGCAACGGCGAGTTCGTCGTGAACGCGAAGGCGACGAGCAAGCACCGCGCCCTCCTCGAGGCGATCAACGGCGGCGCCAGAATGCCGGCTTTCGCCGCGGGCGGCCTCGTGACGCCGCGCCCGGTCTCGGCCCCGAACCTCGCCGTCGGCGTCGCGGGCTCGTCGCCGATCAACATCGCGTCGAGCGTCACCGTGAACGCCAACGGCGGCACCCCGGCACAGAACGACGAGCTCGCGAAGAAGACGGCGCGCGCCGTCAACGACCAAATGCGCGCCGTTGTGCAGTCCGAGCTGCAACGCGCCATGTCGCCAGGGGGAATTTTCAGAAACGGAAGGTAAGCAGGCAAAAAAAGGGCGACGGTAAGAAGGCAACCGTCGCCCATAGCACACAGAAAAGCTACCCCTGCTAGGATAACTGCCCGCCATTATAGCGGATTGATCGCGATTTGAGAAAGAAATCGTCGACCAGCCCGAAAATAATTTGGATGCGGTTCGGGTCTCGATCGTCTATACTGGAGCTAAGCACACAGCACGAAAAAACGACGGCGGGCCGACGAGTCCGACCGCGCTCCCGTTTCCCCTGCCTGTGTGACTTTGATGGACTTCCCCTCCCCAACCATTCCGATCACTGGCGCCACCGCGCGCCAGCTCGCCGAGCTCGACGAGTTCCTCGACCAGTTCGTCGCCGCGCCCGAAAATGGCAAAACGCCGAACGGCGCTCCGCTCCCGAATGCACCCTCGCGGACCCCTGAAACTCAGGCGGCGCAGGGCTTCCCGGCCTCCCGATCGGCGCCGAAAAAGGACCCTCTGAACGCCGCGCCTGTATGTAAGGCCGCTCCCCTTTCCCCTTCCCCTCTCAGCACCACGAGAAAGACCAGGCAGGAGCCGCTCACCAAGAAGGTGAAGGCCAAGCGGGAGAACGAAGCGAGGCGCGAGTTCGTCGAGGCCGCACGGTTCAAGCACGGGACCCGCGCCGGCGGCGATCTCCTATCCGATGCTCCGGAACGCCGCTCCCTGCCCCGCTGGCGCGATCTCGGCGTCGAGGGTCGCGCACTGGCCGCGCACGACTTCCTCGCGTCCCAGGGCACGTTCTATCCGTTCTCCCTCGAGCTCGACGCCGCAACCCGTGCCGCCGCACGGGCGGCTCCGTCCTTCGCTGCCCACATGCGCGACCGGATCACCCGCGAGCTCTCCATCCGGTTCCCGGGCCGCGAGATCCCGTTCGCCTTTGTCGTCGAGATCCGCACCGCCAGCGGGAAGGACCGCGAGCACCTGCACGGCCTCGCCGGCTTCGAGCTCCACGAGGCCGAGCTTGTCGAGGCCGCCCTCCGCGCTGCCGGCGGCCTGAACTGGAAGCAGAAGCGCCGCGGCGACCGCCAGGTTGATTTCTCCCGGTTCCGCACCCCGGATGAAGGCTGGCTCCCGGGCTACGCCTCGAAGTCGGCCAGCTACACCCAGCGCAAGATCAAGGGCGGCATCATCGCCGCCACCAAGAAGGTGAACGACGGCGCCAAGGCTATGTTCGAGGCTTGGCGGGAGAACGAGATCTCGAAGATCCAGCACCGTCCCGCAGCAATAATCGATAATTCATTTATGACTTACTGCCCTGAACCTTTCGCAACCGCCAACAACTCACTGGATACAACTTCGGTTCCGCGAGATAATTTGCGAGTAAATGCTTCGCGAGGGGAAAGCGACAGTGCCGAAGATCATGACCCGGAACGACTTTTGGACCGCGATCGAGACGATCGTGGCCGCCGCGACCACGAACATGCCGGATCACGCGCTCGTCGTGGACCGGGAGCGCGTAGCGGCCGCCGTGATGCTCGGCCTCGACGTGGACCTCGAAGACTTGAACGACCTCGAAACCCTCTCCCTGGCCGCCTGACGATTCCAATCGCATCCGGCTTCGTCGCCGCTATAGCGACATTGCACACCATACAGAAGGAACAGCCGGTTATGGCTTACCACTACCTCGACGCCCTCGATTACGGGACGCTTGTTTCGAACCTCGTGGATCACGGCGCGACCGACGCCGCGGCAGTTGTCGAAACTCTCGGACGGCATGGCATCCTCCCGAAGGCAGTCGAGCCGCTTATCACGGGACGGGCGCCGATGGCGTCTTTCGACCGTATCCAGTTGGTCGAAGAAAAGCCGACGCCGCGGTGGATCGACACTTTCGAGGACCAGCTCCCGGCGATCCGCCAGGCTCTCTACGATCTTGTAGACGAGTTTCGCGATCGGAACCCTTCGAGCGCCACGCATGTCGCAAAGCCGAACGACGGCGAACGCTGGCTTCACGACCAGATGACGAGGGCCGCGGCGAACCTGCGGTAGTCGTCAACTCGCCACACCGGCTTGCATCATTTGCAAGTCCATACGGCTCGTCAATTCGATGCGCCTGACGATGCGCTGCACATACTTCTTGCGTGATTACAGCAGGTGATTATAATAAACTCGGCACACCGGGCTTGCATCCAGTGTGCCGCGTCATGTGTGCGACTGTGCGGGTTGCTACCCTGGTGGAGGGGGTAACTACGTCCTTATGGAAGGGACGACGCTGTCGCGAGCTGCCGAATGGACGGGTGGACCTTGGTAAGACGCCCGTCCGCTCGGTGTTCCTTTGTAATGCGCTCGACCACCCGGCGCAACATTCACAATCCGTTTCCCCTATAGTTCCTCGAATTTTAGCGAATCGGCTCGAACCGCTCGCGGTCAACCAAAAGCGTTGTTGATCTCCTTACGGAGTTCGGCCTCGTGCTCTTCGAGTTCCTCACCCGCAGCCGCCTCGCCTTCCGCCGGCTTGTCGGCAAGCCGCCAAATCATTCCCTCGCGAACTAGCCGATTTTCACCACGCAACCGGCTCAGTTGCGGGCTAAGGCTTGTGCGAGGATACTCGAACCCGAACCGATCGTTGATCGCGTCGAGGATCTCCAGCGCCGTCAATCCCTCGGGATGCCCCTCCAAAATCTCGACCGCAGCCTCTTTGATCGTCCGAACCGACGCGACCTTCCCGGACCGCTTCGCTGCGTTGACGACCGCCTCCTCCTCGCTCGCTTGATCGTTTCGGGCGAGGAAAATATGGGCGAGGCCTGACGCCTTCGCAGCGGACGAAAGCTGGCGGCGCTCCTCATCCAGCTTATCGAGTTGCGCATTCAGGATCGACGCCTCGTTCTCGATTTCGCGGCGGCGTTTAGTCAAGAAGTCTGCGAGCGTTTCAGCCAT